GCGGCGTGCGCGTCGGTGGCTTCACCTACAAGCTGCGCGGCCAGGTGGTCACCACCGTCGTGCCCAGCCACAAGCCCAGCCACCGGACGCCGCGCCGCCGACCAAGGGGGGCGCACGATGGGTGATTTCCTTCCCGCCGTCGCCGCCGAGATCGCCGAGGTGATCGGCGAGACCGCCGCCCTGCGTCTTCTCGAGGCGCGGGGCGGCACGCAAATCTCGATACCCGTTCGCGCCGAGGGGTCCATGCTGGCCCGCCTCGTGGGAGAGACGGAGGCGCAGGCGATGATCGACACATTCGGACCCGGTAAGCTGACGCTGCCCACGGCGGGCGCCCGCGGCGTGGGCGCGCGCCGGGCGCGCGCGATGCGGATGCTGCGCAAGGGGCACTCGCTCCAAGAGGTCGCGCTCGCCTGCGACCTGCACATCCGCACCGTGTCCAACTACCGCGCCCAGATCGACCGCGACAACGGGCAGATGGAACTGCCCTTTGACAGCTGAGCCGCGACCTGCAACCTTGCAGGGCAGCGCCACGCCGGCCCAACACCCCTCCCCCTGAATACTTTCGAGACTGAATTGCCGGGCCGCCGCATGCCAGTGTCGGGTTGCAAAACCCGGAGGCGCGCATGCAGCTCAAGAATGGCCGGGTCGAGAGCGTTTCCTTTACGGAGGCGCGCTGGGCCGGAGGGCAGATCACCCCCACCGTCGTGGTGCTTCACGACACCGCCAGCCGACTGACGCCGGGCGCGGCGGCCAGTTACCTGGCCGACAATGCGCGCAAGGTGTCGGTGCACTTCGTGGTGGAGCGCGACGGCACGATCACCCAGCAGGTGCCCGTGGGCGTGCGCGCCAACCACGCGGGGCGCTCGCACTACCATGGGCGCGATCACGTCAACGCCTTCTCGGTCGGCATCGAGATCGTCAATCCCGGTCGCATGGAGGCCGCGCCCGGCGGCCTTGCGCGCGCCTGGTATGGCGAAGAGTTCGACATCGACACCTACCGCATCCAGGAGCTGCGCACCGAGGCGCATGGTCACGGGTTCTGGATGGCCTACCCCGAAGAGCAGATCGAGGCCGTCCTGCGGCTGCTGGAGGCGCTCTTCGACGGCTGCGACACGCTCGAGGATATCGTCACCCACTGGTACGTCTCGCCCGGCCGCAAGGTCGACACCAACCCGCTGTTTCCCCTGTCCCATGTCCGCGCCCGCATTCTCGGCCGCGAGGAGCCCGCCGAGTGGCAGGCCGACGCCGCCGCCGACGACATCGACAGCGACGAGCTGATGCAGGTCGACACCCGCGGCGACCCGCTCAACATGCGCCGCTGGCCGAGCTTCAACCCCAATATCATCGACCGCATCCCCGACGGCACCCTGGTGCCGGTGATCAAGGCGGGCAGCTTCTCCGGGCGCCGCTGGGTGAAGGTGGCCTTCGGCGGCGCCGAGGGCTGGGTCGTGGAGAACTATCTCAAGGAGCCGCCGGAATGAGCGAGAATGCCCCCGAGCTCCCCGCCTGGCACGCGCGGAGCTTTTATGCCCAGGTCCTGCTGATCGTCACGGTGCTCGCCCAGGCGGCGGGCATCGACGTCGCCGGCTGGATCGAGCGCCTCGGCTTTACCGGCGAGCGCCAGCTGCTCAACTTCGCCGTAGCAGTCATGCCGGCGCTGTTCGGGCTCTGGGCCTGGCTGGAGCGCCGGGCGCCGCGTTTCCGGCTGGTGTTCCGGAGGGTGCTGGCATGAGCGGGATCGTTGAAATCCTCATCGGCATTGCCGCCGCGGTGGGGGCGCTCCTTGCGTTGCTGGCCCGGTCGCGCCGGAAGGGGCGCCGCGAAACCGAGCGGGAGATCGAGGCGCAGGCGGCGGAGGATTACCAGGAGACACGCGAAAGGATTGACGATGCGACAAGCGGCACTGATGGCGCTGATGATGATCGCCGCTGGCTGCAGCGCTACGGAGCCGGCGGTGAGGCCGAGCGGTGAGGCCATCTGTTCCGGACTGGACCCGCTGGCCCGCGCCCATGCGCGGGCGCTGGCGGTCTCCGACGACGAGGCGGCAATCGAGACGGGCGCCCGGCTCTTGCGCGGCCTCGATGCCGGATGCGGGGGCGCGACATGACGGCGGACGTGATCGATATCGGCCTCAAGTTTGCGAGTTTCGTGCTGTCGATCGCGGCCATCGTGTTCGCCTGGGCGCGCACGCGCCGCAAGGATGTCGACGGCCGGCTGCACGAGGGCTCGAAGCGCATGGACAGCCAGGAGGCGCGGATCGCCCGCCTCGAGCAGACCGTCCATGACATGCCGGGCCGCGACGAGACGCACCGGCTGGAGCTCAGGCTCACGGAGATGGCCGGGTCGATGAACGCCATGTCGGCGTCGATGAGCGGACAGAATGAAATCCTCGCCCGGCTCGAGCGAGTCGTGACGCGGCACGAGGATCACCTTCTCGAAGGGGGCAGAAACAAATGAGCAGTTATTCAGAAACACTGCGGCGTCATCGCCGCCTCGCCATTTTGCGACACCTGGAGCAATGCGCGGAGTACACCTCGAACGCGGCAATCCTGACGGATGTCCTGGCCGGCCTCGGCGTCACCTCGACCCGGAGCCAGGTGATCACCGAACTCGCCTGGCTGCGCGAGAACGGCTTCGTCGATTACGACGATCGCGCCGATTTCGTGGTGGTCACCGCGACCGGCGACGGCGTGGAGATCGCGCGCGGCGCGTCGAGCCATCCCGACATCCAGCGCCCTCGCCCTCGCCCGAGGAGCTGATCCATGCCGCAACCCCGCAAGATCGACCTGCTGCCACCGGAGCTGCGCGGGTGGCTCCAGGAGGAGCTGCGCGCACGGGGGTTCGCCGGCTACGAGGAGCTGGCCGAGGCGTTGAACTTCCGCCTCGAGGAGGCCGGGCTCGAGTTGCGCGTCGGCAAGTCCGCGCTGCACGCCTACGGCCAGGAGTTCCGCGACTACGCGCGGATGCAGGATCAGGCGCAGGAGGAAATCCGCACCTTCCTCGAAGAGGCGAGCCTCAAGGAAGAGGTCGACGTGACCTCGGCGCTGTTCCAGCAGCTGACCACGATCCAGTGGCGGTTGCAGATGATGATGGCCGACCCGGACGCGATGCCCGACCCGCGCGGCATGAAGGACCTGACCACGGCGCTCAACAACCTGATCCGCTCCACCTCGCTGCGCGACGGTATCCTGAAGGCCGAGCGTGACGCGCAGTCGGCGCGGCTCGACGAGGCGGTGGCTGACGGCGCGATCGACGAGGCGGCCGCGGCAAAGGCGCGCGAAATCATGGGCTTCGGCTGACAGGAGACATATCATGCTGGACTGGGTTTTGCATATCATCGCAGCGGGGGTGCTGGCCTTGCTGCCGGCGGCGGGGTTTTTGATCGCGGGCATTTGCGTGGCTGACCGAGCCGGGGTGTTCTGGCGGTACATCCACCTGCTGATTGGTGCCGCGGCCGGCGTCTGGCTCCTGGTGGCCGCTCTGCTGGTCGGGGTGGCGTGATGAAGCCGGCAATCGATCTTGCCTATGGCGCGGTCGTCCTGGTCGGCGATCACAACTGGCGGCGCGGGCCGTTCTGGCCCGCCGCGCTCGCCTTCCTGTTCGGCCGGCGCCAGCGCTTTGAGCATCTCGGCATGCGCTGCCTGGTCGCATGGCACAAGGACAAGCCCTACCTGATCTCAATCCGCGAGGCCGCCTGATGGCCCGGCCCGTCATCACCTTCCTGCCCTACCAGAAGGCGTGGATATCGGATGCCGCGCGCTTCAAGATCGGCATGTTCACCCGGCGCGGCGGCAAGACCTTCGGCTCCTGCGGCGAGATCGTGGACGATTGCATCCAGGCGGAGATGCAGCGGCGCAAGGTGCGCTGGACCATCCTGTCACGCTCGGAGGCCACCGCGAAAGAGGCCCTTGAAGACGCCTTGAAGCCGATCACAAAAGGGTATTACGCGGCCTATAACGAGCTCGCCCGGCAGGGCACGCCGGAGTTCGGAGAGGGCGAGTTCTACGCCCCGGAGCTCGACGCCCGCTACAAGACGCACGAGGTCCGTTTCCCGGGCGGCAGCCGTGTCACCGC